TGGTGCTGACAAGTTGATGCAGCTTAAGGGTGGTAAGTAAGCTATGGCTTTGAGTATTGAATTAACCGGCTTAACAGACCTTCAGTGGCGAGCTATATATGAGTTTTTAAATCGCTATCTGGTTCCAAATATTGTTAAAGAACCCGGAAGCCCTAGAGGACAAATATTTAATGCTTACTTAGAGCAAATAAATCTAGTTGCTACGGGTCAGCTTGGTATAGAAGATTTTTTATTTAACATAGGAGATATTTTTCCTGTTGCTGGAGAAGATAACGACAGGTTTAGAGAACTAGCAGAACAGACGCAGTACAACGGGTTTTTAAAAGAGTTTGAAGAAATTTTAGCTTCTGAAGATCCTGCTTCTGCAATACAAGGTCTTTTTGACCGCTACGAAAACGTAGGAATAGCTGATAATTCCATCATACTAGGCGAATTAGACAGCTTTGGCGGTATTAACTCGTTTAGCCTGATGAATCCACAAAACGTCCTAGACAGGGTTCTTATTGGTGACAACGACTGGGGCGTTACTGTCCAAATGTGTACTACCACAGTCACTACAAACTGTGTTGATCCTAAAAACATCAAAGATATTTGGGAAGACTTTGGTAGACACGTACAAGTAATTTTTAAGGGTCTTGAGATTCCGGGATTACCTGAGTGGTTGCCTCTTCCGGGTATCATGCGTCTACCAACTATCGGAGAAATTTGGGACAGAATTAGTGGGCCGTTTAACGACGCTGCTAGAGAGCAGATGCGGGACTGTATGTCCAAGGACGATGATGGTGATGGAGTTGCCAACACCGCGTCTTACTGCATAGAAAATAGAGATATTGCTGGCATCATTACTCAAGGAATACTTGACGGTACTGGTGAACTTGTTGACGCCACAACAGAAGCAGTAAAAGGAATAGTAGACAAAGCCCTAGAAACTCTAGACTGTGTTACTGATCCAGCGGCTTGCGCCACTAAAGTTAAAGACACTATTGAAGGAATCTTTAAATCTGCTGACCCGACTCAACCGGGGCTTCCTGATTGGATGAGAGTTATCATCATCGGCTCTCAGTACGGAGACAAAGTACTCAAAGAGCTAGAAAAGATATTTGGTAGCGACATCGACGGTGATGGGACTATTGGTATTACACAAGAGCAGTTTGATTGTTCAACCATAAATAGAAACGGTGGAGTAGTAGAAAAAGAAGAGGACTGCGGTGCTTGTTTGCCTAATTTTGTAGAAGTTGATGGGCAGTGTACAAACTGGACAGACACAGGCGTAACTGCCGAAGAGTGTGCCGCAGAAAATAGGGAGCATATACCAAGCACAGGAGCAGGGACTAATAGCGCATGTGGTGGGTGTTTGCCAGATTTTCAGGTTAACGAAACTGGGGATTGTGTCGCTAGTCCTATTAAATGCGAAGGAAATCAAGTACTAAACGAAACCACTGGTCGGTGCGAAGACCCGCCTCCAGACTGTACTCCGGGGGGCCCGTGTACCGATGAAACAGGAGCAAGCGGTACTTACGACGAAAACTGTGACTGTGTAGCAGATTGGATAAACTCTGGGCCTTCTAAACAAGACTGTTCTGCACTAGGTAAAACACACGTACCTGCTGACGCTGCTACTCAAACTCCTAGTTCTTGTGGATCCTGTGAACAAGAAGGGTGGACTGATACAGGGCAAAGTGGAGAATGTGTGGCTCCGCCTACTACACAAGTTGATTGTACTCAACCAAGACCCTCAGGAACTGTCACTTTTGACTTAATTAACGCTCAAGATCGTTGGGATGCTCAGTGCGGTGAAACCCACTGTACCGACGGATCTACAATAGATTCACACGTAAACGGGGATTGTCAACTAGGTTTAACGTCAGACTGCCAAGAAATTACAGAAGCTAACGCAGCGCAATGCGGTAAGGAAAAGTGCCCTGATGGAACATTTGCTGACATAGGAGCTTGTAGTGAAACGCCACCAGAAGAAACGTGCCCTAACGGAGACTCTCCTGCGTTACACACAGATAACGACTGTAATCAACCGTGTCGACGAGGATTATATGACTTTGGCGAAGGATGCGTAAGTTTAACAGAAGTGTGTACTAATCCTCAGACAGATGAGGAATACAGAGTTTGTGGTCAACATGAGCAGTGTGGGGAAGACACAGATAATCCCGGAAAGTGGGTTAAAGATCTCTCAGAGTGTAATACTCCAGATGACCCCGGCAACGAAGGAGACGAGTGTACTGACGCACTAGGAAACAAGGGAATCCTTGTGGCTAATGAAAAGGGAGATCTGGAGTGTATAGCAGACTCCGGAACTCCTACTCCGCAGGTAGGAGACGATTGCCCCTTAGGAGACAACCCAACGGGAGGAGTACTACAGGAAAATCCGGTGACAGGCGAACTTGTATGCGTTCCTAAGGGTACGCCTCCCGGATTGTGTGAAGATGGTTCTATTCCTGATCCAGAGAAGGGTTGCAGAGAAGACTGGTGTGATGACGCCATGACTGTGCCTAAAAACGAAGACGGATCTTGTCCTGATGTCTTAGACTGCTCAGAAATTACAGATGCTAATGCAGTACAATGTGGTAAAGAAAAGTGCCCTGATGGAACATTTGCTGACATAGGAACTTGCCCTGAAGTTACTGAGTGTACAGGCGGTCAAAAAGACTACGGTAACGGTTGTGAAGACCCTTGTGAATTTAACAACGGAATCCCTGCTTCATCTCTGGAGTGTATAGACCCTGAAGGATCTTGTGCTAACGGGGCGGTTGATTATCCTACCTGTACTCAGTGTGAAGACGGTTCTATTCCAGATGCTATAGATGGTTGTGCTGGCCCTACGATTAACTGCGCTGATTACAACCAACAAACAAACGAAGATGGAACCTGTGGCCCGTGTTTGCCGGGGTACGTAAAAGACACTAGCCAGCCTGATGAGCCTTGTGTTGCAGCACCAGAAGATCCGTGTCCCGCAGGGTTTGCTCTAAATAGCGCAACAGGGCTATGTGAGCCTGTTACGTGTCCTGACGGTGAATCCTTCTGTGAAGCTACTGGACAATGTGAGACTGCTGAAAACTGTCCCGACGGTGGTGATGACGGAGGAACAACAGGCGGGGGAGGCTTCGGTGGAGGAGGCGGTGGTGGAATGTTTGACATTAAGCCTATTACAATTTCAGGAGATCCTCAGTTACTCTCAAGAACAGAGTTTCCAATTACAGATTTCTTAGCTGGCTTATTTACTGGCTCTGGAGGCGGTAGAGCATGACATATTTAAACTTAGTAAACAACGTCCTCAGACGCTTGCGTGAAGACGAAGTATCTAGCGTACAGTCTACAACGTACAGTAAACTGGCGGGTGACTTTGTAAACGACGCTAAAAAGATTGTAGAAGACGCTTGGGATTGGTCTGGACTTAGAACTACTCTGACGGTAACTACGTCTTCTGGTATCTTTAACTACGTACTCACTGGATCACAGAACAAGATCAAGGTGCTAGATGTAATCAACGATACATCAAACATCTTTATGGAGTACCAGACTCAACACTGGTTTAACAATAAGTACTTGAACCAAGACCCAGTGTCAGGCGCACCTGAGTACTACACGTACAACGGTGTTGACTCTAGTGGTGACACTCAGGTAGACATTTATCCTAAGCCTGACGGTGTGTACAGCCTGAGATTTAACTGTACGTTGAGAAACCCCGAGTTGAGTGCTGATGCTGATACACTACTTATACCTAGTCAACCTGTGATTCACATGGCGGTAGCTCTGTTAGCTCGTGAGCGTGGCGAGACAGGCGGTACATCAGCACCTGAGTACTTTGGTATTGCTGATAAGTTTTTGTCTGATGCTATTGCTCTGGACGCTCAGAAGCACCCTGAAGAAACCATCTGGTACACTCCGTAGGAGCCTAGAGTATGGCACAGCCTCTCCAAAGCATTAATCTAGTTGCTCCGGGTTTCAAGGGAGTCAACACAGAAGACTCTCCTATTGGACAGGACTTCTCTTTTGCTGACGTTGCTGACAACGCTGTAATTGACAAGCGTGGGCGCATTGCTGCACGTAAGGGTGTAGACTTGTTGACTGCTGTAAACACACCTCTTGGGTCTGATTACGCTACCAAGATTCATCACTTTTACGATGACGCTGGTAACGAAGAAGTGTTCGTCACAGGCAACAACGAGATATTTAAGACTACACAGACAACTAACCCTGATGACACGCTGACAGACCTTACGACCCCTATAGGTTATTCTCCAACAGCAGACAACTGGAAGATAGTCAACTTTAACGACAAGGCTTACTTTTTCCAGCGTGGACATGAGCCTCTGGTGTACGATAACGCTACAGGACTGCGTACGTTTGGTACTGCTACAGGAACAACTACAAGCACTACTCTGTACTGTCACGAAGCTCTGGCAGCTTACGGAAGACTGTGGAT